TTATAAATTGCTGATAGCTGTCTCAAAGATTGAGACGGCTTTTTTAGCTCCCTCTTTGGTAGCGTGGACATAAGTATTTAAAGTCATTGAGATATTAGAATGACCTAGTCTATACTGTAAATCTTTCGCCTCTATGCCAGCGTATAGCATGATTGTAGCGTGAGTATGTCTGAAACCATGGAAACTAATATCAGGAACGCCAGCAGCCTTAAAATGACCTTGTAGTCTCTTTCTTAGCAAACAAGCGTAGGCGTATTTTGTGGTAAAAGGAGTAAAGACAATACTCTCAGACCGTCCTAGTTGCCATGCCTGGATTTGTTGGCGCTTTTTATATTCCTTAAGTAGTGTTACCGTGGCTGTATCGATGTCAACCTCTCTTAGACCTGCTTTAGATTTAGGCGTGTTTGTTTCCTGGTATCTATTCAAAGTCTTAGAAATGCTTATAATGCCTTTCTTAAGGTCAATGTCAGACCACTCAAGAGCCAAAGCCTCTCCGATACGGCAACCACTAGCAAGCAATGTCTTATAAAGCACGTAGTCAAAGAAATTTTCATAACTAGACTGATCCAAATCTTCCAGGTAGTCTAGAAACTGTTTTAGTTCCTGGTTGCTGAAAAATTTGACCTTATGCTCTTTGTTTTGTTGCTTGCGTGGGATAATGACATCTCTAGCTGGGTTGTGTTGGATCGCTTGCATAGTAACGCCATATTGGAGAATACGGCGATTTATATTGTTTAGAAAGCTATAGTTTGCGTATGCTCCCTTTTCGCCCTTATTGGCTTTGTCAGCCCACTTATTGACTTGTTGCTGGATAATGGGAGTAGTGAGCTTGTCTAGCTTGTAATCACCGAATACAGGCAAAATATGAAGCCTTACGATCCCCTCCATGGATTGCTGAGAGTTTGGCTTGATTGTATTCTTATAGCTCTCCCACCATAAAGCGACTAGCTCCCTATAGGTTGTAATGGTTGGTTTTTCCTTTACGCTATATCCATTAGCTGCAAAAGCATTGACAGCCTCCCTAGCTTTGATTTTAACGCCCTTTTTAGTGTTGGCCGTGACTGTAGTCCTAGCCTTTTTCCCTGTAAGCTTATCAACGCCTAAATAAACACTTGCACGGTACACTGTAGCACCGTTTTTCTTTTTGTATTCTGTAATATTCATAGTCATACCTTTCTAACATCAGTAAGCAAGTATGGGATTTAGTTAAGTATTTATGAATATTGTTTTTATATGGTGCTGAGAGCTACGAGAATAGCCCTATTTTCGTTTGTTTTAGGTGTTGATGATAATTTATATAGCTGAGCTATAAAATCGCTTAGAGGGCGTTTTAGGGGGGGTTATTTTTCTTCAGGTTCTTGAAGGAAATTTAGTACATTTTCCATGTTTTCATACTCATCTATAGATTGCATACCTTTAAAAATTGTCAAGAGTGTTTGCGAAAATGCTGAGTTCAAGTTTAAAACTTGATTTTCAAGGTACCCCAATGCTTTCTTTTCACTATCTGAGAACTTTTGTTTAGCTTTTAATTGCGCATTTAAATCAAGATAAGGTATTACAATATCTCCTAATTTTTGAGTTACATTATTTATATTTTCAGTTAAATCATTATTTTTTGCAAAATCTCTTAAAGCTCTTAGTTCTTCTCTTCTTTCTTGCTTCCGCTTTTCTAGTTCTTTTAGCAAATATGGTTTCGAAATTGCCGTAATTTCATCCCACTCAAAAGGGTGTTTTTCTACATCGCCACTAAACCCCAACAGATACCCAACGCTTACTCCGAAGTAGTCAGCTAGTTGCTGAGCTTTCTCTGGTTTGATTTGGCTTTCTTCATTTTCCCATTTTTGGTACCCTCTACGGGTTACGCCCATAGCTTTAGCGACAACCTCTTGTGTGTCGCCTTTTTTTTGTCTTAATTCTTTTAGTCTGTTCATGCATATTACCTCAATTTTAATTATATCACAAAATAACAAAAAGCTAACAAAAAATTCACTTTTTGTTATTTAATCATTGACAGCTAACAAATAATACGCTATACTAAAACAAAGCTAACAAACAGTTAGCAAAAGAAAGGAGGAACTTACATTGCTTATTACCTCAACACAAGCAAAAGCGATCCGCCGAAAGCAGGCAGACAAGAAATTGACTGCAAAGCAAACAGGCGAAGAAATAGGGGTTTCACAAGTTACCTATCGAAAAATTCGAGACGGTGGCGAAGTAAAGCCGAGCATTTATCAAAAAGCTATGGAATGGCTAGCAGAAGATTATTAAAACAACAAAAAAAGCCTTAACCGACGACCAAATCAGCAAGGCTTTTCACACAAACAACTAAAACCACAAATAGCAAGTATGGGATTTAGTTAGGTATTTATTTAATTATATCACAAAATAGTGATTTGTGCCCAAACGAGAGAGCACTAACTCTTTAAACTGGTTTAAAAAGCTGTCAAAACAGGACAAGCCCAGCAGGGCTATTACATAGATAAAGAAACAGAGGTAAAAAAACATGGATACATACTTTGAAGATTTTGAAAAAGAGTTGGGACTTGTAGAGGAAAAGCTAGATATTTTATCAGAGTGGCATTTATCCAAGGAACACCATGGGGCAACAGAGATCGCGGAAGATTGTAGATCAGCAATTAGTCAGTTATGGATTCAGTTTTACAAATTATCTGAGGCATATAAAAAGCAAGAGGCAAGTCATGAGGATTTCTTTAATAGGAATGTTGAGAACCTGCTTGGAGAATTAAAAAAATATGACGATGAATGCACAGAAAGGCATGGTGAAGCTCCTGACTGGTTGCTATTCAGTTTCTTAGATCAAGCAATAAAAGAAAACAATTTAAGTAATGGGATCAATCACACAACTGCTTCAACTTGGACGTATTTACGTAGTTTAGTAGTTGCTGATCTACGAAAAAGAGGGCTATTGAAATGAATGAACTAGATATAACCAATACACAGGCAATCATTCTACTTTTAGCTATCGGCTTATTATTCCTTTGTTTAAAGCGAATAGAGAGCCGTAAACGCGATTTTTTAGAGCATACGGTAGAAACACCTAGCAAAGAATTAAACCCTTGCTATGGGCGTTATATTCAGCTTGCAGGCGAGAAACACAATTAGAAAGAGGAGTAAAATGCAGTTATTATCAAGAGAAGCAGAGCTTGAGCTCCTGGAGAAAGTGGGAAATCACTTAGAGAAAAGGCTTGAGCTTGAGAAGCAGCACAATGACGGCTGGGATTTAATTTCTAGGCCTGATTTACTAGACAAGCTAGGGATCAGTGGAACTACGTTAAACAACTGGGAAAAGCACGGTTTAAAACCGTATCAGTCACCTTTTGAGAACAGTAAGAAAATTTATTATCGCAAAAGTGATATATACAACTTTCTTGCAGTAGATTAGGAGGAAAAGATGAGATTAATAGAACTAACTTTATCATCTGAAAAATTGCCTTTATTTGACTTCCTAAAAAACAATCCAACTCAAGTTTGGAAAAACGACGGATACTATAAGTTTATCTATTTTGAGCCCATAGGAGAGGCTCTAACGAGCTTTAATTATAAGGGCTTGTATTGTACTGTCAAAGATGAAAGAAGCGATACAGAGGGCTGGGAATTAGCCAGGGGCTTGGATATTGCTTTGGCTAGTCCAGAATTATTGGCAATTCTAAAAAAATTAGAAGTAAACAAATTAACAGAGCAACGGCAGGGGCTTGGTATGGAGCTGAAAGGTTGGATTTTCGATTTGATTTGTAACGGGATATATACCAGGTATGAGACCTCTCTTTTTGTCCGCTCTCTATTTGTAACTGGCTACAGTTTTAGCCAGTTAGTAGATTTATTTTCTGCAATCGTCAAACGGAAAGATTTAGCAGGCTATTTTTTAGAAGTAGCAAATATATTCTATAAGGAGGTAGCTTTTGAATAGTGATGAAATTGTAAATAAAATCATTGAAGATGATTATCAACTAGTACCCTCTGAAATGGTGAATTTGACTGAAGCAAGGGAGACTAATGAGGGGCACAATAGTTTAGACTTGGCCAAAAAACTACGAGGGGATGGCTTCGCAGTGACTCTAGACAATCTCAAGAAGATTTTGAGCGGAGATAGTAAGCTGAAAGGTGCTATACAGTATAATACCTTTACTTATGAAATTGACGTGACTAGACCTATAAAGTTAAATGGTAGAACCTTGAGCGGTGCAATCGATGACCTGATTATCAGAGAAATTAGGGCTTATATTGCTACCAAGTACAAGATAGACTATAAAAAGCCTGATATAGCGGATATTCTGGAAGTAGTGGCTGGAGAGCATAGCTACAACCCGTTAAAAGACTATCTAGAAGCGTGTGAAAACGAGTATAAAGGGTTAGTAAATCAGCGTGATCCTTTTGAAATTCTACGATACTATCTAAATATCGAAGATAATGATTATAATCGTATTATCCTGGACTTGTTTTTTCGAGGGGCAGTTGCTAAGGTATTCAATCCCTCCATTAAGTTTGATTTTGTTTTAGACTTGACTGGACGCCAGGGAGTCGGGAAAACTCAGTTTTTTGAGGGGCTTTTCACTCATAAGTATTTTACTACTGTTGAAACTTTCACGGATAAAGACGACAAGGCTAGGATGGTAAGAAATTGGTGTGTATTTGATGATGAGATGGTAGCCAGTAAAAAAGCCAGCTTTTCAGAATTAAAGAAATTCATAACAGAAACAAAGCTAGAGTTTAGGCCTCCCTATGCTTCCAGTGATAGGCGTCTTCCTAAGAGTTTTATCATTGTGAGGGCGACGAATGATCACGATTATTTGACTGACTTGACAGGCGAAAGGCGCTTCCTGGTTGCTGAAGTTCATAAGGATACCGATTATAAGGATAGGAAGTGGACAGAAAAAGACCGTAGACACTTTTGGGGTGCTATGGTTGCAGCTTGGAGAGCCAATAAAGCACTGACTCTGACAGATGATCAGGAAAAGCTAGTAAACGAGGTTAGAAGCCGTTACAAGTTTGTAGATGAGTTAGTTGAAGACCTGGAGCGGTATTTAGATACTCCTTACCCAAAAGGGATGTACCAACATACAGTGACCGACAAGACAAGGCGCTATTATATCCATGACATACTAAATCATGGCTATCATATGGGAGCGAATGGGGTAGAAATCCCACTAGATACAGACAAGTATGGGGAATTAGTAGAACGGGACAAAGTGGCAGTTAATCTATTCTTTACAGAGGTGTATTTGGACAATTCACCGAATCCAAAAGATAAAAACAAGGTAAAGAAGATCATGCAAAATAAAGAGGGCTGGGAATCAAGGGAATCCTTGAGATTTGGCAAAAGTATCAAGCGCGGATTTGCTAAAATAAAAAAATAAAGTGTAGGCAGTGTAGGCAAAAGATAAAAAAACGGCTACACTGAAAACCCTTGATACTGTATGGGTTCCAAAGAGGTGTAGGCAGGACGAAAAAAACGGCTACACCCCTAAACCCTTGATATTACTGACTTTTTAATATAAATGTAGCCAAAATATATATTTTATAAAAATATATATAATTAAATAGATATAGCGTTATATATTATTTTTTCTGAGATGAAACGGCTACACGGCTACACAAGTCCAAAACCCTTGGAGCTGTAAGGATGAGGTTGTAGCCAGTAGGTTTTAAAAAACGGCTACACTTTGCAAGATTGATAAAAGCAGGGGCAGCGTTTGCTTTCCAAAAATGGAACTCAAAAAGCTTAAAAATGAGCTAAAGTACACTAAAAAGGGTAGTAAAAAGTGTTGAATAGTTGAAAATATCGCCTATATCAACGCTTTAGGTCAATGAGTACTACAACTTAATCAAGTAGAAGAGGCTCATGGCGTTCCAGGTTAATGAAAATCAAGAAAAAATGAAAGGGAGGATCATATGGATGATTTAGACGGACTGCTGCAACAAGGCTTTATTTTGTACCAGAAAAATGGTAAAATAGGCGTAGAGGATTCCCCGACTTTTGGGAGTGTTACCTTGCATTTTCAAGATGGGCGATTTTCCCATCTGGTACGAACTGAAACAAAGAAATAGAGTCTATCGGAACAACCGAGGGCACTGAATAAGCTATATGGCTTTTCGGTGTCCTTTTTGTTTTGGTGTTAGGAGTAAATATGATACAAAAATCCTTATGGATTGATACGGGCAGAAAAAACAGTTTTAAAAACGGGATACCGTAGTAGGTACGGCGCTTTTAGATATGGAAATCAATAAATAGAAAGAGGAATGTAGAATGAACAAAAAAGCAATTATTACTAAGATGGAATCGTTAAAAGGGGCAATTAATAACCTTTCAGGAAAAATCGATGAAGTGAAAAACAATCAATTTTTAAGCGCTGAAGGCAAAGAAAACGAGCTGGAAGCAATTAAATTCAAATACGATGGGTGGTATGGCGCTTATTATGATGAGCTGAAAACAATCGCAGACAACCTGTTACCAAACAAAGAAACTCAAAGAACAGAATCGGAAGTAAAACTATTGACTGATCCTGGTTATCAAGCAGCGTTACAAAATACTGTAAAACTTTTTGAGAGTGGGGCGTTAGCTGTATCTACTGGGAAAGCGTTGATAGATCACTACAAAAACGATCGCACGGCCTTATCGCTTCTCAGAAATGCCCTGGGAGATATTTTTGGGAATGGCAATCCAAACAGTGCAGAGTTAGCGCAGTATATCCCAGCGGATAATAGCAATCGAACCAAAGACTTGTTGAATAAGTTTGCTGGAGCAGTTGATGAACTGAATTACAAGAGATTGATGGAAGACCCTGAGTTTGTAAAACAAAGAGTGGATGGAGCAATCACTTTCTTAGAATCTGATTATCTGGATGACAATATGGACGCAATACTTTAATCGAGTGTGCAGAGGGGAGTAATCCCCTTTTTGTTAATTAAAGCTACATGATAATTTGTAGTAGTGTGCAATTTACAAAACGAACAAATACTACATATTAGACGGTTAAAACTTTGAAATAAGTCAGCTATATCAAGATTTTTGACGGATTCGAGCGTTCCAAAAAAGGGTGAGGTAAGGGTGAGGTTGCGTATTAAAAAAGTACAAGGTTAGTACAAGGTAGCATAGATCAAAAAGGCTAAGATTAGGCTAAGGTCACATACTTAAATACTAAGGTTTTACTAAGGTACAGGGATTTTTTTCTAGTGATAGAACCACAAGGTTACCACAAGGTAGAGAGGTTTTTTCTAGTAATAGAACCCTAAGATTACCCTAAGGTATAGCTACTTTTTTAGAACCATAGAACGGTAAGGTTTTGGTAAGGTATCGAAGTTTTACAATAGCAAGGTTTTAGCAAGGTAGCGGCAAAAAATATGCCTGACAAATTGCAGGATTTTATGCGTTGAACTCCGAGCGAACGCCGAGAAAATAGCACTTGAACAGAGAACGAACAGAGAAGATTATACAGCTTGAAGCTCGAGCGAAGCTAGAGAAAACGTAAAAAAGCCAAGGCTTTCCACATGCAGAATAACTAAAAAATATGTTAGATAAAGGCTTTGTTTTAGTCATAGAAGGAGGAACTTTTGGGAACAGGGGTAAAAGTAAAAGTAGATCTAAAAGGTATTGAGCGTAAAGTAACACCTATGGGATTAGCGAGAGCCAAAGAGGCAGTTGCTAGTCAGATGGTTATGGACATGAACCGTTTTGTACCTAGGCGATCTGGAGAACTAAGAGCAAACTTGACTAAGGCCAATGGGAACATCGTCTATAATGCACCGTATGCAAGAATACAGTTTTACGGCAAGAAACGCAAAGGCTTCTTTTCAAAAAAACAAAGGAAGTTTTTCTTTGCAAATAAAGAAGAATTACTTAAATATAAAAAAACTCCAGGAACAGGGCCGAGATGGGATAAAAAAGCTAGTGCTCTATATTCTAAGAATTGGGAACAAGTAGCTAAAAAGGCGCTGGAATTGAAATAAAGGAGTATTGTAAATGAATGCTGCTGAAGTAAAGTTAAAACTAGAGGGCGTTAAGTGGATAAACAAGGAGATCAAAGGCTTATATTTGGAATTGGAAACCCTGGAGAGTGGTATTATCAAAAAGCCAACACTAAGCCATAGCAGGGTACAGACGAGCAGAGAGAATAAGGCAGAAAACAACCTTATAAGTGTTCTGAAGCTAAAAGAGGATACGCTCCAGAGAATTGAGCGCCTTACCGAGGAAAGAATGGCAATATCTGAGCTAATCGATAAGCTGGCAAATCCACTTGAGCGTTCTGTTCTAAGATTTTTTTACTTGAATGATCTTGTAGCTTCGGAGGTGGCTGAAGAAATAGGAAAGTCTGATGTAACAGTATATCGGATAAAGCAGGCAGCTATAAAAGACTTAGCAGGAGTATTTAATGCAGATTGATTTAACCTTGCTACAGGAACTAGAACGTATAGGGAGCTCTAGACTTTGTATTTGCCCCTGTTACGCTTGGTTTCGTACTGGACAACTAAAACACTATAGATAAACTAGAAGCCCTTAGAAACGAATCTAGGGGCTTTTGTGAGATGAAAAAGAAGCATGACTCTCCCACAGCCCTAAGGCTTTTTGGGCGGGAAAACCATGCTTCTTTCTTGACTTAATTATACATCATCTTGATTTTAAAATCAAATAGAGGTGTCCCACCTCCTACCGCAGAATGAACTGTTTCAAGGGGAGATGGAAAACCTCTATTTATTAATTTAATTATAGCCTAAAAAACACTTAAGTACAAGAAAATTGTGGAGTAAAGTAAAAGCCAGTTATGGTATAATTAAGGAGAACATTGACTGTATAGCAAAGAGCTTGAACCAAGGGCAGGAGGAATGCGATGAAACTCTGGGAATTTAACCGTACATACGTAGTTATTACTCTAAAAAATGGAATGATAGTTAGAGGATTTGTAGAGGACTATTGTGACGCCTCGGACAACGCAGAGGAGATGGACTCCTTGCTTGTAGATGTTGATGGACTCCCTAGAGAATATTTTGAAGATGAAATCCTTAGTATTTCAGTAGGATAGTGCTTAGAATAATAGGCGCATTTACCTGCCTTATTTGAAAGGAAACACCACGGAAAAGGATTTAGATATATTATGGCGATTTTAGATGATTTACAAGCGTTATATGACAATGGTTGGGACGCCTCTTTTGTCTACAAAGGACAAGACTGTGCTATCTTACCCAATTCTGCAACAGATATACAGGTCTTTATAGGAGCTAAAACGTATGTAGTGTCCTCTCTTGATGACTTAGTAAACTTAGATATTGACGGTCAAAAGTTGTCAGATGTCATGTCTAAAACAGAGGTACAGTATTATTAA